ATCGTTTTTGGTATCGACATTATTGTCGCCACCAGTGTCGCCGACTTTTTTATCGGTTACATTGGTTTCGATGCTCTTTTGCTTTGCTAATTTTTCTTTTGCCTCTTTATCTTCTTTGTCCCATTTTTGAGAAACAGCACAAATATCACTAAACAAGCCAGAAACTTTAAGTATTTCTTCCTTAGGCATATTGACGCCATAAAGAGTAGAAATTGCTTGTGCCTTAGTAAGCAAGTTGTCGCTTTGATTGATATGATACTTAATGTCGATTTGACTTGCAGTAATATTTTTCACAGGACAACCTGGAACATCTTTACATATTTGCAATGCGAGTTTAAGCACTGCATAATCGCCTTTAAGTAGTGTTGTTATATCGTTTTTAATAACGGTATAAGCATTATTCCAACCGCCACCAAGCAATCTTGCCTGTCCAGTATCGCCACCACTTGTAACTTGTCCACTAGCCAAAGGAACACCAGCAATATCGTATGCTTGTGTAAGCCTTTCCTCATAAAATGAGTTCAAGCCAGCAAAGTCGATTTTGATTGTTACGGTCTCTAACTTAGCCTCCGAGTTGTTTTTATTCTCTGGGTTATCGTTCAATATTAGAGCACCTTTTGCGTTCATCGCATCGATTGTCTTTTGGTCGATGTCGGTATTTTTAAATACCATTATGATATTTGCACCATCGACAACCATATCAAGTACATTCGATACTAGGGTGTTTAAGCAGTTGAATAGGTCTCGGTTTAGTTCGACAATTCCTAGACGTGCATTATTGATTGAATGTTCAACCATTGGCATACTATGGAAAGCCTTAGCCATTTCAAATGTGAGATTATCGAAACCATTAAAGTTGCTAGAACACTTTGCTATAAAGCGAGCATATCTAGTTTCAATGTAGATTTTGTAATCATAGCCACTAAAACTAGGTGTAGTATTTTCTCTCTCGGTCTCTACCAGTGAAACACAGAATAGAGGCTCATTTCCTCGAATTGACGAATAAACCACAAAGTTGTCTCTTGGGTCTAAGTCGTTAAACTCGAATGGTGCTTCAGTTTCAATATCAAAACCCTCGCTCTTGGTTAGGTATCTATAATATTCAAGTTTGTTTTTAACATCTTTCTTAATAATGTCAGTTCGATGGCATTGATAAGAACAACCAATACCCGTTTGGTAGATCCATTCCTTAATGTTTTTGTCTTTTGCATAAAAATCAATATCGGTAAAGTATCTATCAAGGAAAATCATATCTTTACAATTACTATCACTTTTGTGTGCATAGTCTCGCTTTTCACTTGTTACGAAAGCAACCTTAAAGTTGGTTTGTCTAAAAGCGTGATTTTCGGAGATGATATTATTGTTTTTAGCATCTTTGTTGTAAAGTCGCTTTTTACCATTTATATCTTGTTCGCCGAGTGCAACATTGTGTAGGTAATCAATTTTTCTACGATTTAGTTGATGTTGTTGTAAGACCAATGGCATATATTTTTTCAATATAGATAAGCCATAGTCGGTAACATTAAAGTCGGCATCGCTTTTGGGTACTGTTATTCTTTGAATGCCCCTAAACTTAAAGTTAGGTATCTTAGCCATTGTTCCTCCTCTCAAATTTTTTATAAAAAAAGTACGCAAACACTCTCACTAAAAGTGGGAAGGTATCTGCGTACCTAGTTATGACCCCCATCTTCGTGGGTGGTCTTAGGGGAAAATCAGTCTTCAACGAAATATTTTAAATCTCGTTTACAATTAAAGCATCTTATTTTTTTAACAGGTTTCTTGGTTTGTTGTACCAATTTCAAGTTAAAAACGATTTTTTTATCTATAACCAAATCATCATTCTTTATAAGTTGCGAATGACAAATTGGGCAACATAATTTTTGAGCCACAGTAAATTCTCCTATCTATAATCGCACATATATTAACACCAATTTTCAGTTTTGTCAATTTTATGTGTCAATTCTGGCGAAAATAAAGGACAATATGTCAGTTTACAAATCTAAAAGATAAGCCTTAGCACGACCACCACGATTTCTAATAAATTTCTCTGCATACATAGCAATAGCATCTGGCGCATCATCGTATTTGTTTCGTTCAAGGTAAGAGTAACCAGTAAAATATCTCATAAAGTTTCGCATTTGGTGTCCTATGCCATACATTCCAAAGACAGGGAAACACATATTGTTACGAATAGATGCCTCATTATCAGCAATCTTGTCTTTTTTAACCTTAGTGGTGTAAATTTCGCTGAAGGTACAATTATTATAGCCTCGTTCTTTACACATTTTATCAAGCAAGGTTTTCAAACTTGTGTCAGTATTTCTTTCAATATGGAATTGGCAAACATTGTGTTTTATCAATTTTTCGACAATTTCGTTGTGTAATTCCTCAATGGGTCTCATTTCAAACAATACATCTTTTAGATAGTGTATGCCATCAATTTTAACACATATAGCCATTGAAACATAGTTCGCACCAGTTCTTGCAGGGTCGAGTACAGCATAAGTGCTTTCCATATCGCCACCCTTTTTGTGGGGAATAGAGGTGTATGTTTGTATATTCTTATAATCGAAAGGGCAACCTTCAATAGGCATTGGCTCTTGCTGGTCCATAGAATAAAATTCTCTTGGGTCTTCATCTCTTTTCTTTTTAGCACTTTCCTCCGAGTACATTTGAGGGAATGTGATTTTATCGGTTTCATAGTCAAGTTTAGGCACTTGCACAAAAACCGACTTTGTTTTTATATTTGTGTGGGTGTACTTATTGATATTTGACCTAATAGCATTATCGCCACCATTCATTCTCTTAACAGTACATAAAAAGTCCTCATTGTGGTAAGCAGTACCAGAAAAGAACTCTAAGTTTTCAAAGTCATTATATTTTCTTCGTTCCCATTCACTCTTATACATTTCGACATCTTGTTCGTGTATATGGATCTTGGCTTTATCTTTTGATTTTGTAACATCATCGTAAAATTTGTATTTATATCTATTACCATCAATAGGTGTCATCTTATTACAAAACAACAAACTTTCGCCCTTATCACTTCCGTGAATTAAGAGACGAGTGGGCTTATCATTACCACCAATTTGGTGTATATCAAACATTTTGTCAATATCGCAATTAAACTGAGCAAAGTAAGGAAATACTTTTGCATAGGCTGGTTTAAGCATATACTTAATCAATCTATTTGAGTTCGATGCCAAGTTAGCAGGGTTTCCCGTAACTTTAAGAATATCAGCATTTAAGTCGTAACCGAAAATGAAAGCCATAGTAACGGTATCTTTATAAGATTTGCCATAGCCAGTTGGGGCTTGGCTGAATATCTTTTGCCAAGTAAAGTTTAATACTGCTTGGGTGGCATAATACCAATAACCACCAAAACAATTAAGTGTCATATTGAAAATTCTTTTGTTTGGCTCTAAGTCCCATTCCATATAAAGAGCAAAGTGTTGCATAGACCTACAAGCAGCAAGGGCATAGAAATTATCATAAAGCATACTATATTCAAACATAACCTTATCGTCTTTAACTCTTGCTTTTTCAAGTTGCTCGATTTTCTTTTTTAGAATGGTAATCATTCCAAGATAGGTCTTGTTTGTTTCAGCATCTTTGTGTCCTATAACATAATCGCCAAGCAGTTGTCTAATTTGCTTTTCCTTAGCATCGGTTTTATTTTGCGACAAAAAACGATGTATTTGGTGGTAAAGCATTTTGTAAAACTCGCCAAATACTTTTAAGCATAATTCATCGTTTGCCCATAATTCTTTGCTTTTACATACCTTGTTGACCGATTTGTAAATCTCAGTAATTGCAACACTAAAATCGCTTAAAGGGTAATTTGTCATTATTATTTCCTCTTTTCTTTAAGTTTCTTTGTGCTAGCACTTTCAATAAGACCTTTAATGTTGTTTACGACATCAAGGGCTTGTGCTGGTGTATATTCAACCTCTTGTTTGGTTGTAATAGTGGCACTAAAATCATTTTGCACGGTTTCTTGTCCATATTCTTTGGTGGCGGCAAAGGTAAGAGACGACTTCTCATTTGCATTGCCTTGTAACGAACTATCAAACAAACTATGCACAAAGTCGCCATTGATAGCATCAAACCATCGTCTAACCTCAGCATCTTCGTGTTTTTCTAACTTGTTGAATATCTTTACAGTAATACCCATATAGGCACAGAAAAGGGGCTTTGTTGGGGTTATTTCGATGTCGACACTAATTGTATTAACCAAGTCCATAAAGTGTAGGTAATAGTCCTTTAAGTCCTCAGCATCGAGTTCTTGCAAATCTTCCTCAGTCATTAAACCGTAGCCTCTAAATAATTCAAGCAACTTATTATTTATAACTGCACCAAACTTTAATTGGAATGGCTTTTTAAGATACATATTTTGTTGTTTCTTTTCCAGTTGATTTGTAAGAGTTGGCTGAAGGTTATTTAAGATTTCCAGGTTTCTATCTTTAAGAGTAAAGACAGTGCCATCAGCACTAATTGTTATTCGCTTGCTCATCTTTTTCCTCCTGTTCAATAAATTCAAACATTATTTTCAAAGCCTCAACAAATGGTATTTCCTCTTTAATATCGGCTCTATCAGTTCCAACATTCTCAAAAATTACAAAGGTTGCATTATTGCCACACTTTCTATTTGTGTTGCACCCATAAACAACCGCTTTAAGCGCCAAAAGTTCTTTTTCAGTTAATTTCTTGCTCATCTGGTAACTCCTTTTCTAAATTGTGAGTTTGGGCGATGTTGAGGCTCAAACTTGGGTTTTCTTTGTAAAGTTTCTGTATCCAATACTTTTCTCGTTCGAGTAAATTTTCGCTTTTTGGCACTAATTCGATTGTTTCAAACTTATAGTCCAAAATGTCTTTTATTTTAAATCTATCGGTCTTTAAGTGTTGTCCCCATCTAAACACAGGCGCATAAATGGTTTGTCCAACATAAAACTCGCCGGTTGATTTCTTTGTGATTTTATATATGTAGCCAGCCAAGTTGTGATTTGTAAAATCGTCTCGGCACACGAAAGCATTAAGGTGTATGTCCTCGCTTTGCATTTTAGATTGCTCAATATCGATATAGCGATACATACATCGTCCACAACAAAATTTCTTATTTAGATACTCATTGGTTTGGTTTCCAAGTTTCTCTCTAATTTCATAAGGCGAAAGTGTTACAGCATTATCTACAAACGATTTAACCTTTTTATGGCAGAAATCACATTCATACTCATAAACATTAAAATATTTCTCAGTATTCCAACAATGTTCGCCAATAATAATGCAATAGTAGGTGTTAGGTGGAAATTTCTTAGAGTTTGCAAACTTTGTATCTGGTCCGTAAACATCTCTTATATGGGCTTTAAATTCATCTCTTGTTTCGCATAAATAACAGTCCATTGTTATTTCCTCATTTCTAGCGAAAGAGTAAGAATAGCCAAGACCAAAATCGTCATTTTCGCATTCTTTTTGTTGTTCAGTTCTTTCCTCATCGCTTAATGTTCGATAAACTCTATATAAAATCTCTAACATTGATTATTTACCCCTCCTATAATCAGCAATGTTTAATATTCGACATTTTTTATTAAAAGCCGACAAATCTATTTTGTTGAAATTGGCACGAGAATTATATAATTCGGCTAGTTTTGTAAGTGCCTCGAAAATTCCTTTGTTCATTTCACTTTCTTTGTCAACAAGACCATTTCTAAATGGGTCAAGGTTTCTATCGCACCACATTCTAATATCTATTAGTAAGTGTGCCATTCCTTGATTTTCTTGTTGTAGCCTTTCAACTTGCTCTTGTAATTCTTGCTTAGTCATTACACACCTCAGCCTTTATGCACACAACCTTGCAATCGCTTGGGCAATAACAACAAGCCAATTCATAATCTTTATAAGACCTAGCATTCAAAAGGCTATTAGTCCAAGATGCTTTTGATGGTTTTGGTAGGTTATAATCATAACTATAAAATTTGCTTAAAAATTTACCATCGTCATTTCTTTGAATTACCCAAAACTTTTCAATCTCAACGTCTCTCACTATTGAATGCTCCTTTTATTGATTTTTAAATATGCCACTTGCGATAATTCGCTCAACAACTCGTTTCATCATAATAGGTGGCACACTCATACCACAAATATAGCCAATGTTTGCGTATGTGTTGGGCGAGAAGTCAAAATCACTAGGGAATGTTTGACTATTTCTCACGGTTTCCTTGCTGACATAGGCAAGTTCTTTCAAATCGATAATATCTGGTTTAGACCTTTGAGTTGGCATAACCTCGTGGTCTCTAATGTATTTTGTTTGGAATGCACTTCGCTTTTCGCCAAGCCTCACACGAGTTTCAGCAATGTCGTGTTCATCATCTTTTGCTTGTGCTGCTAGTTCGTAAAAGTGAGTGTCTTTGCCGAGAGGCTTTAAAGCACCCTCTTTAATCATCCCATAAGTAATTGGCTCATAATTGAAAACCATATCGATTTTGTTTAGGTCGAAATCTAGGCGAGTAGCAACAAAGAATACTCGATGTCTCTTTTGTGGTACACCCATTTTTTCGCCCTTCAGTAACCAATGTTGCACTTTATAGCCAATCTTATTAAATCTTGTATAAACACCTTGTACATATTTCCAGGCATTTCCTTTAATCAAACCCTCGACATTTTCCATTACAACAACTTTTGGTTGTAATTTGTTTACGGTTTCTATAAACACAAACATTAAGTCGTCTAAGGTTTGCATTTTTTGACCTTCTCTAAAAACCTTTTCAACACCCCAAGCATCTTCTCTTTGCCCAGCCATCGAAAAGGTAGAGCAAGGTGGCGATCCATCAAGTATGTCAAGGTTATATAGTTCTTGTGGTAGGTCATCTTTTTTATTAAAGTCTCGTATGTCCATAAGGAAATTGTATTTAGGGTTATGATTTATCTTGTAAATTTCATTCATCTTAGGGTCAATTTCACAACAACCCAAGACATTGCAGCCTGCTAGTTTGTAACCCATCGAAGACCCCCCCCACAAGCGAAACACGAAAATACAGTTAAGCCATTCTTTTCGGTTGGGTAGCCATCTTTCATAGACCATTTCCAGTCGGTACTTGTTTGCGACTTGCAATTTTCATACTCATCGCCGAGACAATCGAATAATGATATTTGTTTTGTCATCGTTTATTTTCCTTTATATGCTCTATTTGTCAGTTTTTAGCAAATCAAAAATGCTCACTTGGGACATTTCTTTGTCTAACCATTTAGAGCCTTTTTCGTAATAATCTTTGTTAATCTCGCAAGCGATAAAGTTTCGTTGCATCTTGTGGCAACACACAGGAACAACACAACTACCTGCAAATGGGTCGAATATCAAGTCGCCCTCTTTGGTATAAAAGTTTAAAATCGCTTTAAATAACTGACTTGGTTTTTGTGTTGGGTGGAAACGAATATCTTTGTGCATCATATCGCCTTGTAGCATTCCATTGTAAAGGTAGTGGAATACACGTGCAACACCTTTGCTACACCAAGCCAACTCACAATCAGCGAAATCATTTCTCATACCATCATCGCATCTTTTGTCCCACACTAGCCAAGAGCCAGTAGGTGGTAGGTAGTCGGTATAGTAATTACCACCAAATATGATTTGATTTTTTGAAACTTGGAACATTAGGTCAAAATATTCTTTTGTGAGCCTTTGTTTGTCCCAATCGCCAGTATTACTATAATCTCTACGATTGGCGGCGGCTCTACCAACTCTTTTAACACCGTTGGTGTAAGCCATTGAGCCAACACCTATTCCATACGGTGGGTCGGCAATAAGCCAGTCGACTTTTACCCCCCCCCGTACCATTTTTCGCATTAGTTCGAGAGCATCACAATTATAGACCTTATTGATTTCTATAACTTCGTTTTCCATAAATTATTTCCTACCCACAACTTTATTGTAAAGTTCATCGACAGCAACCTTTAATACAATGTTTTGTTTCCATTGCATTTTTTCGGCAATAGCCAAGATTTGCGACTTTGTCTGGGTAGCAACTTTTATAGATTTACTTTCATTCTTAGTAGTATCTACTGCCTTTTTCATAAATTCTCCTTTAATTTTTCTAAAATATTATCAATATGTATAGGTTTAAACCCATTAACATCAGCGCCAACATTATAACTATTCTTTGGCAATTCCATTGGACAATGGTGCACATCGTCTATCTTGTTGCTATGTAAGTGCCCATAAATGTTAATCATTTTATTATCGTTAGATGCAAATGGGTAATGGCACATAACAAACCTTTTGCCTTTGTAGTCAATCTCTTTGTAGTTGCAAATTTCCAAGAATAATGATTTGTCGAATTTTTTGCTTTTTACAAATTGGTCGTGGTTTCCTAAAACTAAAACCTTTTTACCATTAAGAACAGGTAATAATTGGTTGGTAAACTCAACATTTCCAAAACTTAAATCTCCAACGATATAAACCAAATCATCTTTGCCAACAGTTTCGTTCCACAATCTAATCATTTCACAATTCATATTGTAAACATCAGTAAATGGGCGATTTTCGTATTCAATAATGTTTTCGTGCATAAAGTGGTTATCGCTTGTAAAGAATATATTATTTGACTTAAAGGCATCGATTTCGATGCGTTTAGGTGTAAGTTCTTCA